ATCAGGGACGTTTGTGTTCTGGGGCGCGAACTCTTCATGTTGACCGACGACGGGAGCCGGTACTGCATCGACTCCGTGCCGCTCTCGACCCAGCGCGTCCCCGACGACTTCGAGTATTACCCGCACCTGGACCGCTGGTTTGAGGTCGAGGGCGACACCGTGACCGCTCCGGGCTTCACCCTCTGGACCTACCCCCAGACCCTCGGCGCCGTGACGCACGTCGTTCTGGAGGACGGCACGATCCTGACGAGCGCGTCGGCGGGGTGGTCGGCCAACACCACCAGCGTGGTCGTGTCGGGGGCGTACACCGGGACGGCGCGCCTGGGGTTTGCCGTGCCGATCGAGGGCGACTTCACCCGTCCGTTCTCCCGGGATCAGGAGGGGCGGCCCGACCTTGCCGACGAACTCTCGGTGGTGGGGCTTACCGCGTCCTATCGCGATTGCGGCGGGCTGACGCTGACGTGCGAGAAGTCGGGTACGGCGAATCGCTCCCGGGCCTTCCAGAGCACCACGCCGGCGAGCGGGGCGATGGATATCCTGAGCGGCGGGTTCGCGGACGAGGTAACATTCGCGTTCTCCGACTCGTCCCCGCGCCCGACCAACGTCGCGGGCCTGAAATGGTCCCTGAACGTCACCACCAAGTTCGTGTAGTTGGAGTAACCACGCATGGCCATCCCGCCCCTGGCAATCGCCGCGATCACCGCCGCCGTCACGGGCGCGACGGCCGTCGCGGGGGCCGTGGAGCAGAACCAGCAGGCCGACAAGCGTGACGACGCGGCCCGGAACGCCGCCGACACACAGACCGCCCAACTCCGCAAGCAGGCCGAGCTTGAGGCCACCAAGCGGGTGCGGGAGGCGCGGGCCATTCGGGGCGCGATCCTCGCCCGGGACTCGGTGGCGGGCGGCACGCTGCTCGACCAGGTGGACGCGGACCTCGGGCTCAACCTTGGCATCCTCGACCAGAACCTCGACAACGCGCTCGCGCGGGTGGCGTCGGGGCTCGACGCCGACCTTGCGGGGAGCCAGCGGTCCAACCCGCTCTTCGCAGGGGTCACCGGGGGCCTGCAGGGCGCGTCGGCGGGCATCGGCATTGCCTCAGGCCTCACCGCGACGCAGGCGTACAACCAACAGAACCAGCAGCCCCAGGTCGTGTTCGGCGATCCCACGCGGATCGGGGTGTTCGCGTAACCACCGCATGAGCCGCTCCAACACCAAACTTCTGCGGATGCTTGGGGCCCCGAGGCAGGACGGCTCGACATACTTGCTTACCGCCGACGGCACATGGGTGAACGCAGGGACCCTCGCTGGGGGCGTGGCCGACGGAGACAAAGGCGACATCACTGTGTCGGGCAGTGGGGCGACGTGGAACCTCGACAACGGGGTGGTGACGGCGGCAAAGACTTCGATCACCGGCACGCCGGACGGGACCAAGTTCCTCCGCGACGACTTTACATGGCAGTCCGTGGCAGGCGGATCGGGCCTCACCCACCCGCAGGTGCTAGCAAGGGGGCTGGGCGCATGATCGTTCTCGACACCGTCAACGACAAGGTGCAGGCGGTACTCGCCGGCGCGATCACGACCAACCAGGTCCAGATCGTGGCGTCGTGGCGGGACATCACGACTACGGCCTACACGCCCGGCTCGACCAAGGTGCTGACCAACAACACGACCGACGTGGACGTGGTCGGCGTGCCCGGCGCCTCGACCCAGCGGGTCGTGGACTTCATCTCGGCCTACAACGCCGACACCGCCACGGTCACGCTCACGATCAAGACGGACACCTCCGCCACCGAGAAGATTCTGTGGAAGGGCTCGCTCGCGGCGGGCGAGGCGGTCGTCTACACGGACGGCTCCGGCTGGCAGGTGCTCAACACCGGCGGCAGGCCCACAACGGCGACGCAGGGCGGGCCCGTGGACATCCAGTCCCAGACCACCTCGGGCGCGGGCGTCTGGACGAAGCCGACGACGTTCACCCCCACGACCGTCGAGGTCATCATGTTCGGCGGCGGTGGAGGTGGCGGTGCGGGCGGCAGCATCGTCACGGTGGGGACCGGCGGTGGCGGAGGCGGTGGTGGTGCTGGCAATCGCCGCACGTTCAAGGCGGCGGACCTGGCGAGCACCGAAAACTTCTCGGTCGGGGCTGGCGGCACGGCTGGCGTCCCCGGCGCGGCTGGCGCGGTCGGCGGCGACGGTGGCGTGGGCGGGGCGACGACGTTCGGCACCACGACGCTCATGGCGGCCTACGGGGGCGGAGGTGGATTGGGCGGCAGGATCACCGGCGCGGCGACCGGCGGCGGTGGCGGTGGCGGAACGGGCTCAACCGGGCTGACCGCTGCGGGCACGGCTGCGGGCATCGGCGGCACGCCCGGCCTGATCTCGACGGCGGCCATCACGGGCGGCATCGGCGGGAACGGTGCGGGCGGGCCCGTCACCGTCATCACAACCCACAACGGCGAGTTCGGTGGCGGAGGTGGTGGCGGATGCACGGCGGTCCCGGCGTGCTGCACGGGCGGGTCGAGCCTGTTCGGCGGTGGCGGCGGTGGGTGTGGTGGCGGGAAGATCACGGCGGGCCCGGCGGTGGTGCAGCCTTCCGCGGGCGGGGCCACAAACCGCTACCTGGCTGGCGGCGGCGGCGCGGCGGGAACGTCCGGGGCGTCGCCAACGGCGGGCACGGCAGGCACGGCTGGCAACTCTGGGCGTGGCGGGACGGGCGGTGGTGGCGGTGGATCGACAGTGGCGGCATCGACGGCTGGTGCGGCTGGCGGGGCGGGTGGATCGCACGGCGGTGGTGGCGGTGGTGGTGGAAACGGGCACAACCCAGGGCTGGGCGGTGCGGGTGGTGCGGGTGGTGCGGGGGCAATTTACATCATCAGTTGGTAGATTGACTGGATACGATTCCGCGTGGCAAGCGAGCGATCACAGATCGTCGGGGAGCAGATCGTCAGGCTGGCGATCGAAGAACTCGTCGCGCGGCTCCCCAAGAAACTCGCCGACGAGGCCTTCGTGCGCGTCCCCGAGGCGTTGAAAGCGGCCATCCCCAAGGCGGCGGAGCGGATCGAGGCATTGAGCAAGGAGGATTGAATGAGCCGCTTCTCCGGCGTTGTCCGCGACGAGCCCCGCCGCCTCCCGCGGATGGACATCGACAGCCTCACCGCGCCCGGGCTGGAAGTCCCCAGCCAGCAGCAGAGCGAGACCGTCCGGGGGCTCCAGCAGGCCCTCGCGGCGTCGCTTGGCCTCGGGTCCGAACTCGGGTCGTTCATGGCCCAGCAGGCGCGAATCGACGCCTCCCAGCGGGCCCAGGTCGAGATCGAACGACGGCGCGAGGAGGCGGCCAGCGAGGAGGCTCGCCGCACCGCCGACAACGCCGAGCGGGGGGTCGGGGTCAAGACCATCCGGGTGCTGACCCCCGAGGCGCTCCAGCAGATTCAGGCCGACCAGATCACACCTCTGCCCGGTGAGTCCATCCAGGACGCGACCGCCCGGGTGGTGGGCGCCTTGATCCCCGCCGACGCCAGCACGCCGTTCCGGGAGGCGGCCATCGAGGCGGCGTCCCCGGCGGTGGCGACGGCCCTTGCGGGGCGGCAGGCGGCGCGAGCCGAGCAGGGCCGTGACCAGCAGCGGACCGCCCTGTTCGACGGCCTCTCGACGCTGGCCGACCCCGCCGAGATCGGCGCCTCGCTCGCGTCGGCTCGTGAGTCGGGCCTCATCACCCCAGAGCAGGAGCGGGACGGGCTCGCCCGGATGATCGAGACCCGGGCCCGGCTCGGGGACGCCGCCGGGGTCGACGCCATCGCCAGCGTCCTGGGGGAGCGCGCCCCCTTGGCCGTCCTGAACGCCAGGCAGATCGTCCAGCAGGAGGGTGAGCGGGCGGCCCAGCGGCTCATCAGCGAGCGGATGCCCGCCTTGCTTCTGGCCCCGACGCCCCGGGCGTTCGAGAACACGCTGAATGAACTCCGGGCCATGCCTGGCTTCGGGGCGACAGAGGAGGCCCGAGCGGTCGACGCCCGCAACCGGCTCCAGGCGGCGCGGGGGTACGAACTCCAGCGGGCCATGCTCGCCGGGGAGATCAGCGTTGACGCCGCCGTGTCCGCCGCGCAGGACGGGCTCGCCAACCCCGACACCGACCCCAGGCACATCCCGGTGACGATCGCCGGGAACATCCTGCAGCACGCCCAGGAGGTCGCCGACGAACGCGCCCTCGACCAGTGGCGGGCGGGGGTCGTCACCGAGGCGGCTGGGCTCGCCGGCACCGGGCGGCTCATCGGGATCGAGGACGTGACCATCACCCTCCCGTCGGGGGAGACCGAGACCGTCAAGGCCGAGGAGGTCCGGGCCCAGGCCATCGACCGGGCGTTCGCCCAGATCGAACTCGAGGAGCAGCAGGCCGGGGGCGAGAACGTCCCACAGCGGATCCTCGCCCGCCAGTTCGCCACCCTGACGGCCGAGGCGGCGACGCACCCGGCGTTCACCAACACGGTCCTGTCGGGGCTCCAGCAGGCGCGGACCGCCGCGGCGACCGGGCAGCCGGTCGGCCCCGAGGCCGTCGCCGCCATGGAACTCTGGCGGCAGATGCCCGACGACCTTCGCCGCCGGTCGTTCACCGCCGGGGACAACGCCGTCCTGGAGATCATGGACGTGGCCGCCCGGTACAACTTCCGGGGCGACTCGGCCCGGGCCATGCAGGCGGTCGCCGGCTTCGGGGCCAACTCCATCGACAGGGGGATGGTCGGCGGGGCGGGCGAGCAGTTCGAGCGCGGGCTCCGGGACTTCCAAGGCACCCCGCAGGCGTACGACCTTCGCCGACGGGCCGAGACCGTCGCGGCGGTCCTCATGCAGTCCGGGGCCATCGGCAACGCCCAGGACGCCGCCAAGGAGGCGACGCGGATGGTGGCGCAGTACCACCGGGTCGTGAACGGGCAGGCGATCGACGTGGGCGGCATCCCCGCCGAACTGATCGGGCGGACCGAGACCGACGGGCTCGCGGAGGTGACCCGGCTCCTGATCGCCCAGGCCCCGGTTGACGACGAGGATCGGCGGAACCTGACGCTGGCGCAGAACGGGCGCGGCCAGTGGGTGCTCATGGACTCGGTCAACCTGGTGCCCGTCCAGACCCTCACCTCGGACCAGCTCGTTGAGCGTCTCCAGACCCAGCGCGACATCGACGCCCGGGTGGCCGCCGAGTCCATGGCCCGACGCGAGGGCGTTCGCCAAAGCCGGCTCCCGTCCCTGAACGCGGCCCTCGACCGCCTGGACGCCGAGATCGCCCAGGTGGAGCGGACGCACCCCCTCGATTACCCCGGCCTCCACGACCGGCGCGCCATCCTGTTCAGGCTCAACCGCGAGCGTCGGCAACTCATGGAACAGACCCAGACGCTCCCGCCCGACCCGAGCCCGCCGACCGCGCCCCGGCCGGACCGCCCCGTGGTCGCCGAACCCGCGATGGACCCCGTGCGCGGGCCCGGAGGACGCATCCTGTGAGCCGCATGGGCGTCCTCCCAACTTCCGTCCCCCGTCCCCGCGACCAGCAGGACGAGATCAGGCGTGCGCTCGCCGAGAACCGCCCATCGCTCGCCGAGGGGTTCGGGGCGGCGTTCAGCACGCAGACGGCCCTCCCGTGGGCCATCCGGCAGATCAGCGGGATGCAGTATTCCGCCGACCCCAACTTCCGGATCACCGACGACCTGCGCGGGCGGCTCACCGAGGGGCTCCCTGAGGAGTTCTGGAACTTCGGCGACGCCGTCTCCGAGGACCACGCCTGGGCACTCCGCGACCAGCGGCTCGAGCAGACCCGCAACCTCGACACCTTGGGGCGCATGGGGTGGACCGGGACGGCCCTGTCGATCCTGGCATCCATGACCGACCCGGTGGACATCGCCGCGGGCGCCGCCATCAGCGCGGCCTCCGGCGGGACGGCGCTGGCCCCGTGGATCGCCGGGAAGGCCGGGCGGCTCCGCAGGCTGCTGGGGCACGGCATCCTTGGCGCCGCCTCGGCCGCCCCGGTGCAGGCGTACATCAGCAGCCAGGACGAGGTGCAGGACGAGTGGGATGTCCTGTACGCGGCGGTGGGCGGGTTTGCCGGTGGCGCGGGCTTCGACGCCATCGGGCAGGGGGTCAGGGGCGCGCTCCGAGCCCGGACGGCCGAGGCGGCGGCGGAGACGCGCCGAGCCATCGAGTTCGAGACGATCCTGGGGATGACCGAGGCGGCTCGCGGCGGGGTGCAGGCGCGGCGACCCGGGGCTCCGGTGTTGCAGTCGGGCGACATTCTCTCGGACCAGGGGCGGGTCTACTTCCGCCGGAAACTCGACCCCGAGGCCCGCCGCGGGAGCGCCGTCCTCCTGCTGGAGCGGCTGGTCGATCGCAACGAAGACCCGGACTTCTTCGCCGAGATGCTTGAAGAGATCGGCACCGACCCCGACGACTTCCTCAAGCGCCTCACCGCCGATCCGGTCGAGGGCATCCAGTTCCGGTCCCAGTTTGCTGGCGAACCAATCCCTACCGTGAGCGGTCCCACGGGACCGGTTGAGTTAGGAGTAGGTTCGCCGCCGCGTGAGATGCAGGCTGGCGACTTCCACGCCCCCGAGCGCCTCACCACCGACCGGACGGCGTGGGGGTTCGCCCGCGCGTCCTACTCGGGCATCCTGGGGCGGTCCAAGTCCGACCAGGTGGTGGCCTTGGCGGGCGCGACGATCGAGGACGCGGTTGGGCGTCGGGGCGGGACGGCCCTGCCCCAGACCGCCGAAGAGTGGGCCATGGGGACGCGCGACGGTGTCCAGACCGCGTGGCAGCGGCAGCAGGACGCCGACTTCCACGCCTGGCGCACGGACCCGAAGAACCGCGCCACCGACCGATCCGAGCGGGCTTTCGGCGAGACCGTCGCGTTCGCCATCCGGCACTGGAACACCAACCGCGCCTTCCCCGCCCTCCTTCACCCGTCGGTCAAGGCGGCGGCGGAGCGGACCCAGCAGACGCTCGCCGACTTGCTGGCCCTCGGGCAGCGGCACGGCGTCCGTGGCCTTGAGGACGTCGACGCCTCACGGACCTACCTCTCCCGCCTCTGGTCCGGAGCCCGCATCGCGCGGCAGGCCAGCATCCACGGGATGGCAAAGGTCGAGGAGGTCGTGACCGCCGCCCTCCGCGCCCAGCACCCCGACTTTGACGACGACGTCCTCTCGCGCTGGGCCAAGGGGATGATCCGGATCGTCTCCTCGACGGGCCAGATCAGCGACTTTGAGCGTGCCCGGCTCATGCGGGGCGACGTCGACCGCCACGTTCTCCGCCAGGCCCTCATGCAGGAGGGCCTCGACGACGCCCAGATCACCGACGTCATCCACCAGATCCGGGCCGAGCACGTTGACGGCTCCGCGACGGTCACGGGCGGGGCACTCGAGCGGTTCCTCGATCGCGCCCCCCCGCAGGTCCGCGAGGCCCTCACCACCGGGGATGGGGTCGCGCCCGCGTCGGCCAAGATCGACGACCTCCTGGCGATCGCGTCCGACTTCCTGAACGCCAAGCAGCTCCGGATCCTGCGCGGCTCGCTTTACGACGAGGTGAGCGAGGCGGGCCGCATCCCCTTGGCACGCCGCCGGACCCTCCTGGACGAGAACGTCAAGATCGACGGCATCGCCGGGAAACTGGCGATCTCGGACCTCTGGGAGAACGACGTCCAGGTCCTGATCCCCAGGTACATCCGCTCCATCGTGGGGGCCTCGGCCCAGCGGCAGGTCATCGAGTCCATGGCCCGGACCTTCGGGTACAAGGACGTGCCCCAGACGTGGGACGATCTTCTCGCCGAGGTCGCCAAGGACATGCAGGCCGCCGGCGTCCCGAGCCGGAACCTCCCGGGCGTCGGCACGATCCAGGGGCTCGCCAACCCCACGGTGGACCAGACGATCGAGCTTCTCCAGCAGGTGAACCGGCACCTCCTGGGCGTGCCCCAGTCAAGGACCACGGCGTTCACCCGGCTGCTGAATCGCTCCCGGGCGTTCCAGTCGGCGCGAGTGGCGGGCGGGTTCGCGTTCGCCCAGCTCCCCGAGTTCGGGTCGATCATCGGGGAGTACGGGCTCCGGGCCGCGTGGAAGTCCATGCCGATCGTCCGGACCGTGCTCGACGACTTCCGCAAGGGCGCCCCCGACGATGAGATGGTTCGGTTCCTTGAGCAGCTCGGGCTCGGCACGGGAGCGTGGACCGACCGGCTCCGGGGGATCGACGACGACCTCGACGAGCTGGCGCCGTCCGCCTTCGACCGCGTGGCCCACGGGCTCAACCGCGTGCAGTCCGCGGCCTCGGGGCTCCGGTCGGTCGATCGCTTCCAGCGGCACCTCGCGGCGGTCGCGGCGATGAACCGGTGGGTGGACATCGCGGCGTCGGGCAAGCTTCCCAGCCAGAAGCGGCTCGCGTCCATCGGCATGACCCCCGAGGAGGGCGAGGCCGTGTTCCGTGCGATCCGCGCCGAGATCGACGCCGAGCGGGGGATCGTCACCACCCGGGGCCCGTTCACCGGCCGGCGCGTCCGGGCCGTCAAGATCGACGACTGGGCCGACCAGCGGGCGGCGCACCTGTTCATGGCGGCCGTGCACCGCGCGTCCCGCTCGACCGTCCAGGGGACCAGCCTGGGATCCTCGATCCCGTGGCTCCAGACGTCGGCGGTCGGGAAGTTCCTGAGCCAGTTCCGGACCTTCCCCCTGCAGGCCTGGGACAAGCAGTTCCTGCACAACATCCGGCTGGCGGACGGCACCGCCGCGCGCCGGATCATCGCCTCGACCACCTTCGCGGCCCTGGCGTACGCGGCCCGGGAGTACGCGATCAGCCTCTCGCAGGAAGACCCGCAGGCGTACCGCGACGAGAAACTCAGCCCGTCGGCGATCATGCGGTACGGGGTCTCGCGGGCCGGGTGGTCGTCGATGCTCCCATCGATGATCGACCAGTTCTGGGAGCCGGCCACCGGGGAGCGGCTCTTTGACTTCCGGGTCTCGGGCCTGTCGTCGAGCATGATCGACGCCGACGCCTCCCCATCCATCCAGTTCGCCAACTCCCTCCGCAACACCGCCGGGGGGTTCGTCCGGGCGGCGGCCGAGGAGGACAAGGTGGTCGATCAGCGCGACGCCCGCCGCGCGATCAACCTCCTCCCGTTCAGCCGCTTCCCCGGCGTCCGCACGCTGCTCGAATCTATGATCGACGACCTGCCCGAGCAAGACCCCCGATAAGGAGAGCCCATGCCCCACGACGACGGCGACGCCCACCAGGACAACGACACCAAGATCGACCCCGTCCCCGGCGTGGTTGGTTCCACCACGCAGAAGCCCAAGCCCATCACCGACGACGACCTCCGGCAGGCGCTCCGCGACCTCTACCACGAGGTTCTGACCAAGGGGTCCGTCGATCGCCAGGGCGTGCGCGTCTTCCTCTCAGACCAGACCGCCCGCGACGCCGTCCACTTCCTCTCCCCCAAGAGCGTCCTGTCCCTGGGAGATCAGCCGTGACACTCGAAGAGGCCAAGGTGCTGGCGTCCTCCGGGCGCATGACCATCGAGGAGGCCCGCGAGATGATGCAGGTCTGCCGCGGGATGCTCGCGGCCGTGATCTTCAACCTTCTGCACCACGGGGAGCACCGCTTCGTCCCCAGGGACGGGGAGAAAGCCCCGGTCCTCAAGGCCTCAGCCGGCACCATCAAAAACATCCAGGCCACCCTCATGCGCGGGCGGATCGGCACCATCGACGAGGACGAGCCCGACGAGACCGACGAAGAGACCCCGGCCGAGACCTTCAACCTCCCGGCCTCCAAGCGGAGGGCCTCCTGAGTGCCCAGACCCCCGAACATGACGGCCCTTGAGGAGCAGCAGTTCCGCGCCGACCTGTGCGCCGACTTCGTCTACTTCGTCGAGTGCCTCTGGACCGAGACCGGCCTGAACCGCTACCAGCCCCTCGGGGAAGTCGAGTTCCAACTCGCCCACTGGCTGGCCTACGGGCAGGTCCGACCCGAGGAGCACAACAACGACTTCCCCGTCCACTGGGAGGGCAAGCCCACCCTCCGGGGACTCCTGGCCCCACGCGGCGTCGGGAAGTCCACCCTGGCGTGCGCCCTCAAGGCCTGGCACCTCCTGCGCGACCACCAGCGGCGGGTCCGCTCATTCTCCAAGAGCCTCGAGGCCGCCAAGGGGTTCGCCCTCCAGGTCCGGATGTGGCTCGAGTCCGTCTGGTTCCTCCGCCACCTCAAGCCCGGGAAGATCCGCCGCGGCGGCCGCAAGATCGACAACGCCATCAAGTTCTTCGTCAAGGGCGCCACCATGGGGAAGGACGCCTCCGTCACCGCCATGGGGGTGGACGGCCAGAAGCACGGCGGACGCGGGCACCTCATCGTCGGGGACGACATCGAGACCCCAGAGAACACCCAGAGCCCCGAGGCCCAGATCAAGCTCCACCGGATGACGGTCGAGTTCATCAACATGCAGTACCCGCAGGACCCCTCCTGCGAGGCCGTCGTCATCGGCACCTACGAGGCCCCCGACCCACAGCAGTCCGTCTACACCAAGCTGGCCCAGGAGGGATACGCCTTCGTCACCTTCCCGATCCTCTACCCCCAGCCCCACGAGCACGTTCTCAACCTCCACCCCTACCTCAAGCACCGGCTCGAGTCCGGCCTCGCCCAGCCGGGCGACAAGGTCTTCCCCTGGATGGCCGACTCCGAGGTCAAGAAGCGCCAGACCAACCCCATGAGCTGGTCCAAGGAGCACATGCTCCTCACCCGCCTCAAGGCCTCAGACCACTACCCCTTCGTCCTCCAGGATCTGATCATCCCCTCCTTCCCCATCGACAAGGAGAAGGCCCCCATCGACATCCGCTGGGGCCGCCAGCGACCCGACGGCTCCGACACCACCCGCGAGGACATCCTCTGCCTGGGGATGCAAGGCGACTGCCTCCGCTTCGAGGCCTCCTACTCCCCGCACTTCGAGCCCTACGACCGCCAGCACGCCTGGCTCGACACCGCCGGCGGGAAAACCGCCACCAGCCGCAACACCTCCGACCGCACCTCCCTGGGCATCGCCGGGCTCCTCAACGCCCGGATCTTCGTCCGCCACCTCGCCCACGTCGGCCCACCCAACTCCTCCGCCGCCACCCCCGAGAACATCCTCCACATCGCCACCACCCTCCGGGACCACAAAGTCCCCCTCCTCTACGTCGAATCCTCCATGCTCTACGACGCCCAGAGCGACCCCTACGGCCAGCTCGTCCAGCAGGCGATCGACAAACTCGCCGCCCAAACCACCAACTGGTCCTGCCGGGTCATCGCCACCAAGGGGTTCGCCAAGCGCGCCGGATACAAAGAATCCCGCATCATCGACGCCCTCCAGCCCGTCGTCCCCTCCCACCGACTCGTCATCGACGCCTCCATCGTCGAACCCGGCGAGACCAAGCAGGCCACCATCCAGTACCAGCTCACCAACATCCGCATGATGAAGGGCGCCCTCCCCATCGACGACCTCGTCGAAACTCTCGCCTCCCTCTGCTGGGCCTTCGGAGACCCCTTCTCCTCCGACCCCGACCACGCCGCCGACGAACAACTCCACCACGCCGCCTACGAATCCCTCGACCGTGCCGGCGCCATCCGACTCGAACGCCCAGAACCACAACCCTACCGCCAACGCATGTCCGCCAGCCAACTCCCCTCGTTCAACCAACGCTAACGAACATCTACCGCGACCGGTCCCACGGGACCGCTTCGGGTAGGTGTCAGTTCGTGTGGGACCGGCAAAGGCTCAGCCCCACCCGCGATCGCTCAACCGCGCCACCACCCGAGCCTCCTCGCCAACCGCCACACCCATCGCCTCAAGCGCCGTCCGCCCTCGACCAGCCACCGACGCCCGCGGCGGCAACCCACGCAGCACCGCAAACCCACCACCGTGCGGCGCCTGCACCACTATCCACCCCCACGACATCAACCGCCCGTGCAACACCTCATACACCGACCCAGCACACACATACCCAGCCTCCCGAAGCAACGACACCGCCGACTCCGCAACACCCAACCCGGGATCCACAGCAGCCTCAGCCATGCAGCCAGCATAGCCCAAAGACGATTCCCGGCGAAATTTTGCGAGCGGGGTCATTGATACAGATCGGCGGGCGGGGGCTTCCCCCCTGGGGGGCCTGCTCGCGTGCCTGGGCGGGCAAGCGTTCGCAAGCCCTTGCCCCCACGCATGTTACGTCCAGCATGATGCGCACGCATGGCACTGGTATGGCGTGCCCAAAGGCGTCCGAATATGCCCGCAAACCCTCTTGAAAGCGGGACTGACGCCACGAGCGCGGATGGGGGTGCGTGCGAGCGCCACGAGCAAGGGCGGGGTTCGTGCTGGCGTGGACGCGCTAGTGCTGGCGGCTCATGGGTGAGGGTTGGCTTGCCATGAGTGCGGGGCATGGCGGGTGAGGCGGGTGCGTGCCTGGGCCCGGGCGTGTGGGCGTCCGAGCGGCTGCGTGGGAGCGGGCTCGGGCGGGCCTTGC